AAAACAACATTAATGTTATTAGGTTATGTAAATTATTTTTAGATTATCAGAGGTAGGAGTGTGGCAACAAGACCACTTGCAATACAGGTGCATACATCAACAACAAACTTCTTACGTTCTTCAGGATAGTCGTCTGCAAAATAACCATCCGAATTGAGAAGTCTGTGCCTCATGATGATACCTGCAATTCCAGCGTAAAAACTTAATGCCATAGCAAGCACCTCCTGATATTTATGAAAAAGCAGCATGACCGCACATCATGTTGCTTTTTTCTTTGATTATAAAACATTTTGCAGATATATTCAATACTTTTTATCTTGTAGTTCGACAAGTTTTTTAATCTGATTGAGTGCATAGTCCTGGAAATCTGGGCGCAATGATTTGAAGATTTGAAATGCTTCATCGTATTTACTGACTTCATTCAGATCACCGTTAAACATTTCGCCCTCACCGGTTTCCAACCAGTGTTGATTTACATTATATAGTTCACATATATGTCGCAACAGCAGCTCTTTAGGAGGGACACGGTTATATTCAATATTACTTATTACATCACGGCTTACACCTAGCTTTTCGCCGAACTCACGTTGAGATAATTTTAATGACTCTCGTATTGCTTTTACTCTATTAGACAGTGGGACCACCTCCTTTGATATAAATACATAATACAACACAAAAATGAAACAGTCAACACAATTTTAATGTCAAATAAGTGTTGACAACACTTAAAATATATGCTAGATTGTGTTTATAACACATGTGAAGAAAGAGAGGTGAGCATATGACACAGACAAAAGAAACTGTACGGCGTACAACAGAATTTAATACTCTTTTCCTGAATTTGAATGAGAAGGGGCAAGAAGCAGCATTGACCGTTTTAAAGTCGCTTGATTTTGCTCAGTCTGTAATGAACGTGCAGAGAGCAGAGAACCAGTGTAACCCGACCAAGCAACTTGTATAAACATACACGAAAAGTAGTTCCAATATACAGTGGGAACACTTTTCCGAAAAGGGAGATTTCTATTTGAGAAGCAGGAGGTAGGAGGGAGGTAAGAAAAATGCTGGCAAGGCAGATTGTTAGAATGAAAATGAATGGGGTTGACCCGAATAAGATTAAGAACGCAAATACATTTATTTTTGAGTATTTGTGCAAAGAAGGCTTTAGCCTTCTGGAAGTAGAATACCTGATGTCCTCAATGGGCTGTGTCATGCAGGAACTGGTGAAAGACGACCCATTGAGGAAAGTAGCAGAATTTGACTACTCTTCATCAGTGGACCATTCGTTTTCCTGTAAAGCAGCTTCAAATACGAAATCGTAAATATTGGCATATAGTTGCATTATTTCTTTTGCAGCTTTGCCAGAATGTTCAATATCACCGGGGATAAACGCAGATTCCGGTAATTTCTGAATTTGACATTCGCAAAAAGCAGTAGCAATATTATGTGCGGCGATTTCGGGATTTATTTTGTTTATCATGGTTAGTTTCTCCTTTCTTTCGTACTCGGCGCGGCAACGCCTGTACAACAAGTATATGGGGAATGGCGGAAAGACACAAGACATTATCGCTGAAAATTAGTAAGTTGAAGCAACAGAAATTTTAGAGAGGGAAAAGCCTTAACTTAACAGAGGGAAGGCTTAAGTAAATGACATTGAATAGGGAGGTGAATGTTTTGGAAGATATCAGAGTCAATTTGAGAAATGTAATTAAAGACAAAGGGATAAAACAAGCTTCAATTGCATTGAAGGTTGGGATGACGCCAAATAAATTATCCCAAATTGTAAATCTCGAAAGGAAATTAGACGCAAATGAGATGTTTGCAATTTGTGAAGCAATTGGAATAACGACGGGTGAGCTGTATGAATACAGTCTTGCAAATGGTAACTAGAGGGAGGTAAGAAACATGGGAAAGAAAAAGAAAGGGATGAAATTTGAAAAGTTTTTGGTTTGCCCAAATTGTAAGAGGCCATTATGCAGAAAATCAGTTTTAAAGCTTAAGGGATACCAATCCAGATATTGTGATCGATGCGGGTTTTATTATGCGGACGTGATAAAGCACACGCCCGCCGGAAAAACAGGAATTATTAACAATTATGCCCTACGGTAGTGTCACCGCCGCATATATCACATGTCATTGCTTTTGAATCAAAGTTAAAGTTTGAAATATGGCGTGGACATTTGGGGTTTAAACAATGATTTTGCAGAACTTGCTGAGAGTCCGAAAAGATTTGACCGCATTGTGTACAGCGCTTAGACCCAGAAGACACTTTTGGGGTGCCGCATACTGGACAGATATCATTCATGGTAAAAGCTCCTTTCTGTCAGACTTGGCTCCTGAAACGAGCCTGTAAGGGGATTATATCACGAAAATCATATGATTTATATATGAAAATGGAATATTGATATTCCAAAATAGAATTTTCGCTAAAAGAGGTCAGAAGTCGGAGGAGGTAGGAGGGAGGTGAGAGTGTGACAAAAGCAATAAGAACCAAAAAGAAAAAGAAGAATAACGTTGTAATTCTTATCGGTGCTGAGAACAATGAGGAGCTGGAAGCAATAAAAAAGGAGTTCCTGTTTTCGGCAAGAAGAGCAGCACGAAAACGGGAACTCGGATTTTATATTGCGCCTGTGGAGAGAGCCTCATTTGAAACTATCCAGAACTTTGCCGACTTTAGCTTGAAGATTTCGGCAGGAAACGGATGAAGACTTGATTTCATCAAGTGTGTCACTGTCATATAAGCCGTCCTTGTTAGCAAGGCATTCCTTAAAATATTCCAACCCATTAGTGAGGGCGTGATGAATTGTGGAAAGTTCTGTAGCAGTAAAAGCATAGCAGGCTTTATCTCCAATGGTGCAGGGATCGTCTTCGGAGACGGAATCAACAGTTTCGTAGTCAATCTCGCAAAATTCATCTTCTGGATCGGGGGCAGAAAAAGAGAGACTGGCAGGGGAATCATCATCACCGGGCAGTTCTGTAATCTCGGCGAACAATGCCCCGTCACTAATGATTTCCGTAATGCGGTCCATGATGTCACATAAAAAATAAACAGCCATAAGGTGACTCCTTTCTTTTGTACTCGGATGCAGCGGCATCCTGTAGTCAAATTATAGAAGGAATGAGAGAAAAAGGCAAGCAACATGTACAAGCGGTAGCACATAAGGATTAACAGGGGGTGTGATTATGGCAGGAAAGAAGAAAGAACGGGAACCGATCGAGTGCACCGTAGAATTTACAGAGGGTGCAATAGAGAGGATCACGGATGCCTTTGTTGATCTGTATTACCAGATTAAGGATGGGATTTACAAAGGGCCGTTGCTCTCTGACAAGAAAGAGGATACCGCGTAAGCGGTATCAGGGAGGACAAGCCAATGGCATACATAGGTTTTCTGTTCATCATGATAGGTCTGGCAGCGACGGGAGGAGCGCTTGACGGAAAAGGCGATATCGTGTGTGCGGTGGCAATGACGATCGAGGGCGCATGGCTGATGCGGCTTTTCAGAGAGGAGGATGAAGACGGTGAAGAAAAAGATGGCAGGACTGCCCCTTGCGGCGGCAGTCCTGTGGACAAGCCTGCCTGCGAAGGCGCAGGAGGAACGGATGCGGAGGGGCGAGGATGCTGACAGAACAGGAAGTAAAGGACAAGCTGCATGACTATGCAGACCAGTTCCAGCTCCGCTGCCGGCGGAAGGAGTGGGCGGCGGCAAAGATGCTCTACTTCCGTGCGCAGACGGTCGCTACCTTCTTAGAGTTCCCAGAGGCAGAGCTGGCGAAGCTCTTCGGGAACCGTGCCTACAGGGAAGACTGGGAGCCGTTAAAGGACGGGCTTTTCCCGGAGCGGGACGTGGAGCGGGCGGGCTGGGAGTGCGTCAGGATGCATAAGACATACGACGATCTGCACCTTCGACCGCTTCCCCGGTACGGTCCCATGTACGTGAAGGGATGGAAAGACATTGGCGGCGGGAAAGTGCAGTTACAGATGGAGAAGGAGGCGGGCGTATGAAAAAGAAGACATGAGAAAAGCCCCGTTGGCGCGGGGCGGATTCTCGGGTGATACATAAAAACCTACTGTAAACATGATATCACCCGGGGGCGGAAAAGTCAAGTAAATACAGTGTTTTCCGACTTTTTTCTATCCTATAAAGATATTAAAGTTAGGGGGTGATGACGGTTTACAGGAAAGTAATTTATGACATGAGTGTCGTTATTCAGATTGAGAAATCCATGCCAGGGAGATATGGGGCGCCGGGAGAGAAGAGGGGGAAAAAGAAGAAGCTGACCCCGGAGGACGTCCGCAGGCAGAACGAGAGGAACCGGTGGAAGAAGGTACAGAGGCTGATCCTGATGAATTTCGAAGAGGGGGACTGGCACCTGGTATTGAAATACCGACCGGGGGAGAGACCGGAGACCTGCGAGGAGGCAAAGGCGCAGCTCAGAAAGTTCCTGAACCGGATGCGGGAGGCATATAAGAAGGCGGGCATCCCGTTCAAGTGGATCGCGGTGACGGAACGGGGAAAGAGAAAAAAGGTGCTGCATCATCATCTGGTGGTCGAGGACATCCGCCGGGACGGCATCGACACGGTGAAGCTGGTCAAGAAGCTGTGGATCTATGGCAGTGAGTTCTTCGCCTCTCTGTACGACGACGGGGAGTACGAAAAGCTGGCGGAGTACATCGTGAAGGCGGAGACGAAGGAGGATGGCGGCTGGTGCACCTACTCCAGAAGCCGGAACCTGAAGGAGCCGGTAAAGACCGTGGAGCGTGTGTACAGCAGGAGGTGGAGGAACCCTCCCGTGGCGCCAAAAGGCTGGTACGTGGTAAAGGATTCCGTCTACAACGGGGAGAACCCGGTGACCGGGAAGCCGTACCAGCATTACACATTAAAAAAGCTGACAGAAACCCGGAGCGGCAGGAAGGAAGGTGACGGCGGATGAACGTCAATATTTACATAGAGACTGCATACAAGGGTCCGGCGAAACGGCGGATGGCAGGGGCGTGGCTGGTGGAATACCTCCTGCAGTCTGGTCAGCCTGTCACCCGCGGCGGGATCCTCTACGCGGATATCACGACTGAAAACGAGCTGGTGCTGCTGCTCTTAAAACATGCCTTTTCCATTCTCACAAAAACCTGCTGCGTCCGAGTTTTTACTACATGTACACATATTTTAAACACCATGCAGAACCACTGGCTCTGGCAGTGGCAGAAAAACAATTGGAAGAACGCCAGGGGAAAGACCGTGGGAAATGCGGACTTATGGATGCAGTGCGCAGCGCTCATGGAGAAGCACGTCACGGAATGGACGGATGAAGAGCATTCTTACCGTCATTGTATGCTGGGCAGGGTGCGGAAAGAGATGGAGAGGAACCATGCACTTGCAGAGCCGGAAAACTATCTTCTGATCGAAGCGCCGGAATGGAATACGGGGAAAGGAAACAGGCAGTATGCGGAGAAATAAACAGGAAACATGGGAAATGTACAGGCAGATATGCGGGCTCCGCCGGCAGGGGACGGGCAGGGCAGAGATCGCGGTAGCATTCGGCTGTTCCGTCTCGACGGTGGATCGGGCGATACGGCTGTGCGGGGAGAAGGAAGTCAGGCGGGACAGCTTTGAGGAGCATCAGGAAACGACCATGCAGATGTATGATGATGGGGCAACGCAGGCAGAGATCGCGGCCGCCACGGGTATGAGCGTTTCCGTCATAGGACGCCGCCTGCGGAAGATGGGAAAACGGCGCAGAAGGGGCTGGCACCCGGAGGGGAGCACGAGGAAACCAATGGGACACCGGGAGCAGGAAGAAACATTCCCCGTGGCAAGGCAGTATGCGCAGGCAGAGGTGCGGCGGGTAAAGGAGATACGGGTCAAAGTCAGGGGCAGATGGAAGACCATGCAGGACGTGAGCGACTGGTGGCTGTAGGAAGGAGGAAGTTTATGTTTGAGAGATTTGGAGAATTTGATTCGGCGGCGGAGATCAATGAGACAGCGGTAAACCTCCGCAAAGAGGGCGACACAGACAGTTTAAAGGTACTGGCGGAGGAAAACGGCATCGATCAGGATATACTGGAAGCATTCATTGACGGGGATATTCTTTACCTATGTGATGACATGTCCGCCGCCATCGGAAAGATAGAAGTGGAGGCCAAGGAAGTGAAATGCGCGGAGATCCTCGGAGACTGGGTAGAGTATATCAAAGCACAGTGCATGGAACGACCGGAAATAGCTGGGATGGTGCGTAAAAAAGGAAAGAGACTCGCGGGTTGTGTGGCAGAGATCCTCAAGTGGAGTTTCAAACACCAGACCACGGTGGACAAAGAGATCATGAAGGCAGCAGGCGTGACCGCGGGAAGATGTACGCTCGGGATCCCAGGAATGGCTACGGCAAAGCGGCTCATCACGGATTACTATATGGGGAGGTGATGACGGTGAGAAAGAAAACGATCGAAAAGCACCCATTCCTGACGCTGCCCGGAGTACACAGGGGGAAGAATGTGAAATATGTGGCCGTGACGGATATCAGGGAAATCGGGAAAGAGCCACATCTGTTCATAGAGGTATACCGGAACCGGAAGGACAGCAGGGACATCCCGGCAGTCCGGATCGTACTCACGGAAAGGGATTTCGGTAATTTTTTCCCGGATACAGGGACATGGACAAGACAGAAGATCACAGATGACACTTGGAGCAGTTACGGGCTGGTCTGGCGGGATGGCGAAGACAGAAGGAAGCTGCTTTATAAAAGCCTGAAAAAAGAAAACATCATGCATTCGGCAGTGGATGAAAAAAGGCTGCGGTTTTTTTTGAAAAACAGACAGGAAACAGAATGTGATGCATGGGCATGGTGGGTCTGTGTGAAGATCAGGCAGGACGGGATTACTGCGGAAGAAAACAATGCACGGAACAGAAGACGGTGGGAGCGGCGGGCGGCAGCACTGAAAGAGAGGATAAAAAATACAGGGATGCTGCCGGAAGGGAAGATACTGCAGTATGCCGATCAGGCAGTGTTTGGCAGCAGGCATACGATCTTTTACAGGAAACACGGACCGCGGGCGACGATGGCATGTACGGAGTGCGGCATAGTGACGGAGGTCAGATGGAAACAGGGACAGTCATATGAAAGCATGTTCGAGAGGCTGGCTGCAGAGCCGGTGGAAAACCATTACGGCATCTGCCCGGCGTGCGGGAAAACAGGCATATTTATTCCGCAGGGGCGTGCAGCAAGGATGCGGGCACAGAAAGGCTATCTGTTCCTCGGGCAGCAGTACAAAGAGAATGGATTCGTGCTCAGGTATGTGGAGGTGGAAAAGGAGTGGAGACTGGAAGAGGATGCAGGGAAAAACGGATCGGAAATGGCATGGGCCTATGAGACTCTGTCGGGGCTGGAGATCGCAAGGATTTATTTTGAACCCGGGAAAAAGGTGCAGAGAGATTACCATAAACATAACCCGTACAGTGGGGAGGGCTTCTGGGACGACTGCAACCTGACCGGGATGAGCAATATCGCAATAAAGCCGGGGAAGATCATGCCGGAGACCTTCGAGGAGATAAAAGACACCTTCATGCGTTACAGCGCGCTGGAAGAATACTGTGGGGAAGAACACAGCTACATCAATCCCGTGGACTACCTGGAAAGATACATACAGACCCCGCAGATCGAGATGCTGGTAAAGATGGGGCTTACAGGAGTGGTCAGGGAGCTTGTGAAATGCCACTACGGGATCGTGAACGATGCGGAGGCAGGGACGCCGGCGCTTTTCCTCGGCATCAGGAAAGATCGGGTGAAACAGTTGATCCGAGAAAAAGGAGATACGGATATATTAATGATCATGCAGATGGAACAACGAATGCATCAGCATTGGACAGAAAGCCAGATAGGGCAGATAGCAGAGATCGGAGTACAGGCATGCGAAGGCTTTGCATATATGGGCGTGCAGAAGTTTCTGAACAGGGTAGCGAAGTATGCGGGATGTGATTATGGGACGGGGTGCAGCACGGCAGGAGCCAGACTGCAGATTGTGGCAGGCCGTTACATTGATTATCTGAATATGCGTCACGCGCTCGGATATGATATGACAAATACCGTCTATCTGTTCCCACGGGATCTGGACACGGCACATGCCAGAATGGTGGAGGAGAGCAATAAAAAAGAGGCGGATATCCGCATTGCGTCAGTATGCGTTAAATATCCGCTCATCAAAAAGCATTACAGACGGTACAGGAAACAGTTTTACTTTGCGGATGGGGAGTTCCTGATCCGTCCGGCAAGGGATGCGGGTGAGATCGTTATGGAAGGACGGATACTTCACCATTGTGTCGGCGGGGACAATTACCTGCGTAAGCATAATGATGGAAAGAGCATTATTTTGTTCCTGCGCGCGACGTCTGATCCGGATATGCCCTATATCACTGTGGAGATCGATCCAAGGAAGAAAACGATCATGCAGTGGTATGGTGCACATGATAAAAAGCCGGACAAGGAGCGGATGCAGGGATGGCTGGATGCCTATGTGCTCCACTTGAAATGCGGACAGGAGGCAGCAGGACAGGACGGGGCACAGGAGACAGGACAGGGGCTTCTGATGGCGGCAATATAAGGGAACGGGAAAGGAGCGCATAATGGAAGAATACAGACAGATCACGCTGGATGAATGGACACAGTGGAAAGAGGATATCCGCAGGAAACTGGCAGAAACGGCAGGAAACTTTGTATATATCGGCTACAGGCTCAAACAGATCAGGGATTCCGGCATGTATGATGGCGCAGCAGATATATTTGGGTTTGCTGAGAAGGAGTACGGACTGGGGAAGAGTACTGTTTCGAGGTTTATCGCGATCAATGAAAAATATAGTGAGGGAGGGAACTCTCTTGAGCTGAAAGAGGAGTTTCGGGGTTTTTCTTCTTCCAAGCTGTCCGAGATGCTTACCCTGCCGGACAGTGAGGTAGAGCTGATTACTGAAAAAACGACAATCCGGGAGATACGGCAGCTGAAAGCCTTTAACAGTCAGAACCCGGAGGACACAGGGGAGTCTGCAGTCGCCGGCGCGGGGGAAACTGCAGAGGCAGCAGGAGGGGAGGAAAGAAGGCTGACACCGTTAGAGAAGTGTCTGACTGACTTCTTCAAAGACAAAAAGAATATCCTGAACTGTGTCATGCGGAATCTGGAAGAGGATCCGCCGGCATACAAGGAGGCAGCAGAGCTGATGGCACCGTCCCAGACATCCCATAAAAAGGGTATCGTGTTTCTTTTCCTGTACGACTGGAACACCGGCGTGAAGTATAAGCTGATGACAGAGCCGGAGCCGGTTTCGATGAGCTGGGAGGAGCTTTTAAACACCGTATACGGAATTTTCGGAGCCTGTAAAAAGGATGATGTGTGGGGTGATTTTTATAAGGAGCCGGAAGAGCAGAAAGAGGATGTGAGAGCAGACACAGAAAAAGCCGTTCCCACCGAATCAGATCAAGGGACAGAGCCTGTTGCGACGTCGCAACAGAATGAGGAAAAGGAGCAGGCAGGCGGGCAGGGCAGAACGCCGGAAAACGGGATCGGAGAGGCGGAAAACCGGAACAGACAGGAGGCAGCAGGCGGTGGGAACGAAGAGAGCAGTACGCAGGGAGAGACTGGCGCGGACAGTGGAGAGGCTGGGGAGTCTGCAGCTGGTCATGAATCCGCAGACAAAGAAAATGGAGCCGGCAGCGGAGCAGGAGAGGACAGTGCTGGAGGTGGTGCAGACGGTGAAAGCAGTGCAGGAGAGCCGGATGCAGACACAGGCGCAGGGCTGGGAGAAGATATAGCCACGGAGGCGGCAGGTGTGGAAGCAGCGCCGGAAAAGCCCGAAGAGAACCGGACGGAAAGGGCAGCAGGCGTGGATTTTACAAACAAAGAGGGGGTCACGCAGCACGCAGAGAAGCAGAAGGAGAAAATCCGCGAAAAACTGTGCCGCATGGAGTCATTATGCGGGTCAGGAGACTGGAATGGGTTAATTGAAGAGGCAGGATACATTATTGCGATAGCAGAAAGCATCAGGAATATGGAGGAGGTATTCAAGGGCTGAGACTATGACCAAGAAGCAGTTAGAGAACAGTGAGATTCAGACGGGAGCCTGCCATTACTGCGGACAGGTCTACCAGTTTGAGACGGACGGCAGGGCGACAGAGGAGCAGCTGGATGCATGGGCGGCGGGGAAGTGTGACTGTATCGATGCAATAACAGAGAGAAAGAGACGGCAGAGAGCGGATCTGGCGAAGGAAAAGCTGGAAGAGCTCTTGGATAAAAACTTTATGGAAGAGCGGGAAGTGCTGTACAAAGCTATAGACCTGATGGTGCAGGATAAGATTGTCAGGACCACGGTAGATATCGGAAACGGGATCAAGCTGAGTGTGGGAATGAATGCGAAAGGCAGCATAAAAACGGAAATCACGCAGACAAAGAAAAGGAGCGCGGAAACATAATGGCCAAGAAGATTAAAAGTATCATGCAGGACAAGGAGGCAGGGCAGTGTTACCTCTGCCGCCTCCTGCACAGGGATTACAGCATAAAGCCTGTCCGGCAGGAGCACCACGTCATGGGCGGCACGGCTAACCGCAAGCTCTCTGACAAATACGGTCTTACGGTATATCTTGACCCGGACCATCACCTCTACGGCCCGGAGGCGGTACATAAGAACGCAGAAGTGGCAAAAATACTCCACAGGGAAGGGCAGAAAGCCTTCGAGAGGAATTACCCGGATCTGGACTTTTATACGATCTTTAGAAGGAACTATCTGACAGAGAATGAGCGTGCATATGAGAGAAATCCAAAGTTCCGGCAGTATGTAGACAAATACTGCGAGCACAGGGGTATCGCCATTGCCGAGGGGCTGCAGCATGAGAGTGTGAGCCGGGTGCGGGAGGAGTACGAGGAGGATCGTGATGAGGGAGAACACTAGGGAGCACGGTAAGTTAGGGAGAGCGGAGGAAAATATGGAGAGATTGACACATAAGGCAAAGCATGAAGCCGGATATAAAGCAAATAGGAACGTACATGTTTGGGAATGTGTGGATAAGTTAGGACAGTTAGAGGACTTAGAGGAACAAGGGAAACTGCTGAAACTTCCTTGTGCGGTGGGGGATACGGTGTATCGAATCAACAACGGAAAGAAAGAGCCAGTTATACCAATGCAAGTAATTGGTATTGCTATCAGAAACGAAAATGAATTAGTGATACAGACAAAAGATATTGCTGATGATAATCACAATCTTTATTCGAAAAACAGTATCGGCAAAAGTATTTTCCTTACAAAAGAATCAGCCGAAGCCGCATTGAAGAATTAAGGGGAGGATGACACATGCAGGATATAACCAGTTTTTGTGTGACAATGGGGTGAAAGAGAATGAGACTGATTGATGCAGATTCGGCAAACGAAAGATTATTAGATTTTATTGCACAAAATGATAGCGGAATACAGTTTGCTATTGAGCACAAAGATATGACAATGCTCGAAGGAATATTCTTTGATTATTTTGAGGGACAACCTACCGCCTATGACGTGGATAAGGTTGTGGAGCAGCTAAAAAAATGTAGGAGGGAAAGTGTAGTTATTACACCAATATCCGCTTTTGAGGAGGCTATTGATATTGTAAAATCCGGCTACATTGAATGAAATAGGTGGGAGGTGAATGGAAATATGAGCAGAGTATTACCAATATTATTCAACACGGACATGGTTCTGGCGATACTTGACGGGAGAAAGACGGTCACACGGCGGCTGGTGAAAAAATCGCAGTGTACACTGCTTGGTAAAAAGGAACCGTCGGAACTAAAGAAGGAGGATCTGTTTGCTCCGTTCGATGGCATGACAGATGCAGAGCTTGTATCAAGTACATATAGACCGCCGTATCAGCAGGGAGACATCCTGTATGTCCGGGAGACGTGGTCATTTCTTCCGTGTGTAGAGTGCATGGATGAAGGGCCGTCATGCCATATAGAACCTGTAGTATACGATGACGGGGACTGTGAGTCAGAAGGATGTTTTGTGTATAGAGCAAGCCATCCACGGCCGGAAAGAGTGAGCTGGACGCCGTCAATCCATATGCCGAAGCAGGCCGCCCGCATCTGGCTAAAAGTAACGAATGTATGGGCGGAGCGGCTACAGGATATGAATATAGATGATTTCATTGCGGAGGGAGTAGCGATAAGGCCAGAGGCGTTCAATGACCCGGAGAATGCATATCAACAGGCCAAGGAAGAATTTATACATATCTGGGATCCCACGATCAAGAAAGCAGACATTGATAGGTATTGCTGGTCGGCCAGCCCGTGGGTCTGGGCAATAGGGTTTGAGAGATGTGAAAAGCCAGAGACGTAAATGGCACACAGCAGGAATGATGACACTACCTCAATTAGTATATCATGGTAACAGTAAACGCGGCAGCAGGCGGGGCAGCAGTCCCCGCCGGAAAGGGGGATGAAAACCGATATGATCGATCGTGACGCATGGCACATAGTAGAAATCATTATTCGGAGATATCCATCATCCAAACAAGAATATAAAGAGTACATAGATCAGGTAATGGCATCATCCTCGAATCCGGCTGCAGAAGTGAGCTTCTCGGAAGACTATAGCAAGCCACAATCAATTACAGAGGCGAAAGCACTTAAGATGACGTCAAAACGAGCGGAAAGGCTAAAGAAAGAGATAGAGGCTGTGGAGCTGGTTTACAGGAGTTTAAATGCAGAGGAACGGAAAGTAATGCAGGCTCGTTTCTGGTCAGATAGGCGAAGGAACATGCCATACACCAAGATGGATAAAGTTGGATATTCTGAGCGGCAGATGAAGAGGATCGTAAAAAGGATCATATCAAAAGTCGGGGTATATCTGGGAGAAATCTAACAGAGGAGGGGATAGTATGCGAAAGAATTTAAAGGAAGCCAGAGCGGCAGCAGGGCTTACACAGCAGCAGATGGCGGATAAGCTGGGGATTAGTAGCAGACATTACAAATATATGGAGGCAGGGAAAATCGTGGGAAACGTTGAACTGTGGGACATATTAGAGGATATAACTGGGATACACCAGAGAAAACTCCGCGAGAACGAGTAGTTGCGCAAAAAACAGTGTTGTGATAGGATAAAAAACACGGGAGAACCATAGAGCCAAGGCGGCTGCCCTCCGTTTCGGAGGGGCTACCCTCCAGACGAAAGAAGGGAGGGATGCCAATGTATATTACATATGCGGACTTAGTCCAAGTTGGAATATTCATTGTCGCCCTTGTGGGGCTGTGTTACACAGTCTTCAAGGGAAAAAGATAGCCGCCACTACCAGCAATAGTGACGGCTGTTAACATATAACAGTTTATACATTGTTGAGGGTAGCCGCTTCTATGGTTCTCCCTCGTTGTGTCTATAATATACCATAAGCCATGAGTCGATTCAAGCCTTTTCCTAAAAGCTGATTAGATTTTTAAGATTCATACTCCTCAATAGAAATTCCTATAGATTTAAGATATTCATCGCGGCCAAGCAGCCAATCAATAGGGACAGATAAGGTGTCAGCTATTTTCACTAATGTGTCTAACGAAGGTGATGAACGTTCGCTTTCGTAATGTCTATAGGTGCGTAAGCCGACAGAAAGAATCGTAGCCATTTGCAGAGCGGTATAACCTCGTTGTTTACGCAAGCTATTTAATCGTTTTCCTAACATAGTAAACTCCATGGTGCAAAAAGATTTCACTAAATACTTGACAGTGCAAAAATAGTACACTATAATCACAAAAAAGAACAGTGAAAGAAATTTGCACCATAAGGAGGGAACTATGGAAAACTTACAAGTAATCGAAGTAGTAGGAAAAGTAGAGGAAAAATTCTCCTCTAGTTAAAAAGAGGGTAGACTTTATGAAACACAAAAAGTATTATGTGTTTATGGGCTACAAAAAATAGGAGGTGAAAAGATGAGCCCTGGAATTGGAAGACCGAAATCTGATAATCCCAAAACAAATCCGATTCATGTTTGTCTTGACAAAGAAACGAAGGAAATACTTGAGACTTATCGTGAACAGGAGAAAGTGGCAAAGACAGAAGGAATACGGAGGGGAATACACAGATTGAAGTCAGAAATAGCAAAATAAACGGACATTCGCCATACCCTGAGAAAGTAATTACGAATATCCGTCCCCTAAAATAGAGGTATAAATATTATAACACTGTACCTCTGTTTTGGCAAATTCAAGATGGAGGAGAAGACAAATGCAGGACTTACAGACAATCGAAGTAAAAGGACAACGGGTATTAACGACTAAGCAGATCGCGGAGGCATACGGAACGGAAGAGGATAAGATCAGGTGGAATTATAAGTATAACAAGGGAAAATATAAAGAGGGGAAACATTATATATTAATTCAGGGGGAAGAATTACGGGAGTTAAAAAGAGAATGTGAATTTCACACTCTCTTAAAACAAGCAAAGAGTGTATGTTTCTGGACAGAAAAAGGCGCCCTTCTCCATGCTAAGAGCCTCAACACTGATAAAGCATGGGAAGTATACGACCATCTGGTAGACTTCTACTTCCGTGCGAAGGAGGAAAAGCCGGAGGCAGCGCAGGGGCAGAAGGAGACAGAGAAAAAGGCTGTAATACCAGTAAATACTCGGACGGAGAAGGTGCCGGAGGCTATTGAGGCGAAGACAAGGACGATTCCTGTGTTTGGGTTGAATCCGGCGAAGGGGATGGTGGTGGACATTCCCAAAAATAAAGAGGCATTACAGCTGATCGGGGAGATGCGCAAGTATCTGACGGGGATGGATGCGCTGCTTGATACATACTGTATGTACCTGAAGGAAGATGAGTTTAAGAAAATAGCGTATGCGGTGGAGTCTATGGCAGGGAAGATATCGAGAACGGCGCTTTTCCTGTATACATTCAAGCCGCACATTGTTGAGGAGTATCTGTGACTTGGAATAGAGAGTAACAGCCGTCACTATTGATGATCTGTCATAGTGGCGGCTGTTTACATTATCCGAGATTCATTTTTGTTTTCAACGCTTCCTGCAGCACCTGTGAGAAATTAATATTTCTTTCCAGCGCAGCGGCGTTGAGCCATGCAGGCAAAGTAACGGTGCGGTTGACAGCACGGTTTTCATTTGCCATGCGCACGGACGGCATATAGACGTCGATCAGAACCGCGCGCTCATTTTCTTTTGTTTTGATCTCAGCCAGAGGAGTGGGTGCAGGAATTTCTTCCCCGTCCTCTTCCAGTCCGTTAAGGACGCAGCCGAGAAGTTCCCGGGCGGATAAGAGGGCATCATCATCATTTGTGCCGCTGGTGGCGCATCCTAGATCGGGAAAATCGACAGCAATCTCCTGTCCGGGTTCATAGATGAAGATAGCAGGATAAAAATAACGTTCTACTTGTTTCATAATAGCCTCCTTGTTGATTGTGTTATAGTGAAGTAGAGGGGTCAGGGCTAATCAAATCTTAGCCCTGACTGTTGCTCAATTCGTTTTAGCGTTGGTAGCGGAATGTCTTTGTCAGGATGTTTCACTGTAGTGCGTCCCTTTTTGGTTGGGTGTTTGTACTGGTGATGACTGCCGACTACATTCACTTCATACCATCCATCCGCTTTTAGTTGTTTAATGACTTCCTTTGATGAATAACTTTTCATGTATTGTTCCCTCCTGACAATTATATATTAACACATATAAAAGTATTTGTCAATAAGAAAAACAAATATTTTTATATGTGTTAACGAGGGAAATTATTTAAATTTGTCCTAGAATGTCACACTTTATATGTGCTATAGTGTAGGAAAGAAAGAGTCGGCGAAATATTGCTGATGCAAGAGAAACCGTAGATGTAGAATTGTAATGGGATAGTGGGGAGGTATAAAATAATGGGTTCGTACGCACAGGTATTAAGCCAGAACAAATCAGAAATTCTTGATCTCATAATAGATGTTTTGTTTGGCGGTCCATCCGATAAACTAAAATTATTAGGGGATATACTATTAAAGGACGGGAGAGTTAGCGATCTGATTTTCTGGCATAATTTTCAGATGTTTTTAAAAGAAGGTAATTTTGATGTCGCTATATTGAGAAAGCTTTCAGAGAGATTAGAAGAGCATGGAAATAAAAAGGGGTACGGAATTGCTATCATTAAAGCTATTGATGATGTAGAGAGCGATGAAAAGGCGAGATGTTTGGCTAATTTAACGCAAAGTGTAATTAATTCTGAGATTACAGTAGAAAATTATTTTCGTGTGATTCATACGTCTAAACAGCTAATACGAGAAGATTTAGAATTTTTATCGAGGAATATAACTAAAGAGAAGTTTTTGGACAACGAACATTTAGATGATTATTTAGTAAATGGACTCATACGGCAAGTAGATGGGGGATATGTTTATACAGATAGAGCTTGGGATATTGTTGAATTTGGAATATGCAGAGGACACAAGGTGGATCGTCCAAAGCAGATTGAAGAGAGAGGAGTATATTGGCTTGGAGGGGGGATGCATGATTTTGGAGATGAGGGATAACTAAGTATTTAAACTGGGGAAAGGGAATTTTTAAAAAGATGGCATGATTTTGCATTACTACATGTGATATTATAGTAGCATGATATAGTGAAGCAAGGGAAGAAAGCTCAGAAAACATCAGAGAAATCTGGTGTTTTTTGTTTGCCTGGGCATGTCATAGGTACTTCCCCACCCATACCCGGGGTGCGGGTCGGGGAAGGCGCAGCCTTTTTCTCTTTTTCAGAAAAAAATTTAGGGTACTTCCTTCCGCTTTTGGAGGAGCAAAAGGAGGCAATGCAGATGTGGAAGTAAGCCAGAAAGAATTATCTCAGTGTCTTGGCATCTCAACCCGCAGAATCCGCCAGCTACGGGAGGAAGGAGTGTTTTGCCGGAGGGACGGAAAAGCGACGGGATATAACCTAGAAAGATGCGTTCAAGAATACATTGATTACAAGGTAAATGCGGAAATGGGAAGGAGTGCATCTATCTCGAAGGAGGAAGTGCAGGCGCAGCATGAGGAAGTGAAAAAACAGATTTCGCTTTTGAAGCTGAGAAAGATGCGGAGGGAACTTCACGAGGCAGCAGATGTGGAAGGCTTTCTGTCTGACATGCTATTGAGGTTCCGTAACCGCATGCTGGCTGTTTCCCCACGGGTGGCAATGAAGGCGGTGGGGGAGACTGATTTGGGCAGATTGACGGAGATCATACAGAAAGAGATGCTGGCAACTTTGGAGGAACTGTCGGAATATGACCCTGACGAAATAGACGGGATTGCGATACAGGATTACGAGGATGACGAAGAGGAGACAGCGGATGACGGGGAGGCACTAGAGTGAGCCAAAGATCGAGGTCACGCATAAAGACAAAAAAACTGTTTCAGAGGGTAATAAAACAGACCCTGGTACCGCCGGAACAACTGCCCATATCTGAGTGGGCGGAAAAGTACAGGGTACTGGATGAGGCGAGCAACATTTCGGGGCGGTGGTCAAACAGCATAACGCCTTATCTCGTCGGAATCATGGACACATATCTGGATCCGCATGTGAGGGAGATTTATTTCTGTAAGTCCACGCAGATAGGCGGCACGGAGGCAATGATCAACATTTTGTGCTACATTCTGATGATGCTGCCAGCGCCGACAATGATAGTATACCCCAGTGACGATCTGGCAAAGGATATATCGAACGGGAAACTGAAACCGGCATTCCGGCTGATTCCGGAAATAAAGAAGATATTTCTGGAAACAAAGTCGAAACAACTGTTATTGAAATTTAAAAGGATGTCCGTTTATCTGCGCGGTGCAGAATCACCGGCAAAACTGGCATCAGTGGCAATCAAATATCTTTTTTTTGATGAGATCGACAAGATGGGCGGGGCAAGCCAGAAGGAGGCCTCGCCTTATGATCTGGCAAAAGAAAGGTTGAAAACATACAGCTCACAGAGCAAATTATATGCATGTTCTACACCGACATTAAAGACGAATTACATCTGGCGGCTTCACGAGAACGCGGATGAGGTGCGGCATTACTTTGTACCATGTCCGCATTGTGGGGAAATGATTGAACTCCGATTCAAGCAGATTATATTTGACAAGGATGAAGAGAAGACACTGAGCCCATACGAAAGGGCCCAGAGTGCGGTTTATGTCTGTCAGGAGTGTGGCTGCGTGATCACTAACGCAGACAAGCCGGGTATGCTTTTAAAAGGGGAGTGGCGGGCAGTAAAAAAGAGGGGGAAGGGGAAGCCCAAAACCGTCGGATTCTGGATCAATTCGCTTTACAGTGTTTTTGTCTCATGGGAGGCGGTGGCGGAAGAATTTTTAAAAACAAAAGATGACCCGGAAGACTTTCAGAACTTTGTCAACAGTTGGCTTGCAGAACCGTGGGAGGACACGAAACTTAAGACCAGCGCTGAACTGGTGATGGAGCGGCGGACGGAACTGGAAGAGGGTATTCTTCCGGAATGGACGAAACTGCTGACGGGCGGCGTGGACGTACAGGAAAATTGCCTATACTGGACGATTCGTGCATGGGGCAATTTTTCAACAAGTCAGAATGTAATCCATGGACAGGCTTTTTCCTTCCGGGAAGTGGAGCGTTACATGAACCTGAAATATGCCACGGATGACGGTGCGGAGATGATCGTCAGCCTGGCCTTGGTGGATTCTGGGGACCAGACGGATGACGTTTATGATTTCTGTACGGATAATACAGACTGGGCGCTGCCGTGTAAAGGAGCGTCAAACCCGATGCAGTCACACTATAGGATGTCAAAGGTAAACAAGCCGGACAGCAGGGCATATGGAATGCAGTTAGTGCTTGTGGATGGCGGTAAATACAAGGACATGATTGCGGCGAGGATGCAGCGCGAAAACGGAGAAGGCTCCTGGATGGTTCATAAGGACTGCGATCAGGAGTATGCGGAGCAGATAACGGCAGAGCACAAAGTCAGTGTCCGTATGGGTAATGGGAAAAAGAAACTGGCATGGGTGAAGAAAACCACCCATGCGGCAAACCATTATCTGGATGCGGAGGTTTACGCTTATGCGGCGGCGGACATTATGGGTGTCAGATCCCTGCATTTAGAAGAGATGGATGAGAAGGAAAGAATGGCAGTGAAACAAAAAACGCAAATGGAAGAGGATAGTCCGGAGGAAAGCTGGATCAAAGCAAATGAACACTGGATTGAAGGGTAGGGTATTATGGAAAAAGACATGACGGTGGAGCAGAAACTGGTTGAAGTAAACCAGGCAATCAGCAATATACTCGTAGGCGGGCAGTCTTACAAGATCGGGTCAAGAAGCCTGACCCGTGCCGATCTGAATACGCTGTTGGCAATGCAGAGGGATTTGCAGGCGCAGTTGGCGAACCAGAATGACGGACTGATGGATAACACCTATCTGGGTCTTTTTGACGGGAGGTAAAGATGAATGTACTTGACAGCATGATAGCGTTTTTCGCCCCGGAGTGGGGTGCAAGACGGGCGGCGTGGCGGAGATACGGGGATGAAATCAGGAATTATGACGCAGCGGGATATGGAAACGGGAGTGCAAACTGGCGGGCGGTGAATCAGTCCGCGGAGATAACGGATAGGTACAGCCGAGAGACAGTCAGGGCGAGGGCAAGGGATCTCGAAAGAAATTCGGATATGCTCAATTCTGTTGTCAGCGCGTTTAAAAGGAATGTTTTTGGCAGCGGTTATGCGCTTACGCCCAGGACTGGGGAAGAGGAGACAGATAGGGTATTGGCGGCAGCATGGAAACGGTGGTGCAAGAAACAAAACTGTGATGTGACGGGAACACAGTGTTTCAACCAGATCATGCGGATGTGTGTGCAGCGGAAAAAGGTTGACGGCGGGATATTTTTATTGAAAAGGTACACGGATCAGGGATTTATCCCATTCCAGATACAGACATTGGAAGTGGACGAGCTCGACGTGTCGCAGGTCATGCCGCGGAACAAGGGCAATAAAGTGGTGGGCGGCATTGAATATAACAAATGGAACCGTCCGATCGGCTACTGGTTCAGGCAGTATGATATCGAGGGATCGCAGATTTTGAATCCAGTCTATGTGGAGGCAAAAGATGTGATCTTTTATTTTACAAAAAGAAGACCGTCCCAGATCCGGGAGATGTCGGATCTGGGACAGACGGTGACAAGAATCCGGGATACTAACGAATTTATGACGGCGGTATCGGTGAAGGAACGGATTGCGGCATGTCTTGCGGTTTTTATTAAAAAGACGGATCCCAGCGTCGGGCCGGGGCGGGGCAGCAGAGTAACCGGTGAGGGAAAGGCATCCTACGAGGGAAAAACTATCGTTCCGGGGATGATCCGGGAACTGGCTCCGGGCGACGGGATTGAGATAGTAAATCCGAATGGGCAGGCAACCGATGCTGCAACGTATATTAAGCTGATGCAGCACATGATAGGAGCCGGGCAGGGACTGTCGTATGAGGCAACAAGCAGGGATATGTCCCAGACAAATTACTCATCGGCAAGACAGGGAATGATTGAGGACGGGCTGACCTATGCAGATGAAAAGGAGCTGCTGCTGGAGGTTATGGATGAAGTCTATGAGACATTCGTGATTTCCTGTGTGCTCGCTGGAATCGTAAACGTGAAAGATTTCTGGTCAAATAAGGACAGATATCTTGCACATAAGTGGACGGAAGCGCCCAAAAAGTGGATTGACCCGGCAAAAGAGGCAACGGCAAATAAGATTGCGATTGCCACGGGTCAGAAAACATTTAAGGAGATATCTGCGGAAAACGGGAGGGATTGGAGAGAGCAGATGGAGGATATTCTGGAGGTCTTGGAATACGCGGAAAACAAGGGATTAAATATGGGAGGTGTGATGTTTGGAAACGAATCGTTATACAAAAATAAACAGACGGTCGGTGCCGGAGACGGGAAGGGCAAGCCGTGAGCTGACAGCAAGTTTTATCCGGGCAAAGGAAGGGGAAGGAAACGAACGGAAATTCATCCTTTCTTTTTCCAGCGAAGAACCTTACGAAAGATGGTGGGGCGTGGAGATTCTGGATCATTCGGAAGGCTGTGTTGATCTTGCCCGCGTAAAAGAGATTGGGTGCGTCCTTTTTAATCATAATCGGGATGCCGTGATCGGAAAAGTGCTGCGGGCATGGATTGAAGACGGCAGGGGAATGGCGGAGATTGAATTTGATACAGATGAAGAATCAGAAAAGATTTACCAGAAGGTAAAATCCGGAACGCTGAAAGGGATATCGGTTGGATATGCGGTGTCCGTATGGGAAGATGTGAAGGCAAACGCATTGTCTTCGGATGGAAGGTTTAAGGGAGAGGCAAGCATTGCAAAAAAGTGGGAAGTTTACGAGATTTCAGTGGTAAGTGTTCCGGCAGACCCGACGGTAGGGGTCGGAAGAGCAAAAGGGAACAATGAGCAGACCATTCGGCAGTTTGAAAGGCAGCTCATCGTAAATAAAAATATGACAGGAGGAAGTGAAAAAGAGATGGACAAAAAGAAACAGAAACAGCAGAAGATTATGCGGCAGCGGGCGCTCTTGGATGGTGCGAAGTCGCAGCACAGGGAGTTCAGCGAGGAGGAAAGGCAGGAGTTTGAGTCCCTCCAGCGGGAGATTGACCGGCTGGAAGCGGAGATTGCGGCAGAAGAAAAACAGGAAAGCGGAAGTCCGGAGGAGAGAAATCAGCAGCGGGCAGGGGCGGCAAAAGGACTTCCGGAAACCGAATCGGAAGGTCAGTTTAATGCGGATCAGATCCGGCAGCAGGAGAGACAGAGGGTGTCAGAGATTACGTCCATGTGCCGGGAATTTGGTCTGGACAATCAGATGAAGGGATTTATCGAAGAGGGCAGATCCGTAGAGGATGTGCGCGCAGCAGTGATTGAGCAGATGCGGAAAAATGGGGCTCCCCTTGGCGGGCGCGTCGTCGTGGAGACAGATGAGCAGGATAAGTTCAGGGCTGCCGCGGCGGATGCGTTGATTATGCGCGGCGGCGTGCAGATACAGAATGCCGCTCCCGGAGCCAGGGATTTGATGGGGATGTCCCTGAAAGACCTGGCAGCAGAGTGTCTGGAAGCGGAGGGAGAGAGCGGCGTAAGGAGAAAGAGCGCGGATGAACTGTTTACTTTAGTGCAGAGGCAGTTCTACAATCCTACTGCGGCTTTCCCGACGATCATGGACAATGCCATCAACAAGGCTTATGTGGAAGGGCATAAAACAGCGGCGGTCACGTTTGACAGATGGACGAAACGCGGCACCTTAAAGGATTTTAAGACACACGATAACAATTATCTGTCCGGCCCTGCGGGAGAACTGCTGGAAGTGCCGGAAGGCGGCGAGCTGAAACATGATGTATGGAAAGATGGAAAGCGTCCGACCCGTAAGCTGAAAACATACGGCAGGCAGTTTACCATGTCCAGACAGGCGTTTATCAATGACGACGTGGATCTGGTGACCCGTATGCCTGCAAAGTATGCCGCTTCCGCCCGCAAGACGCAGAACAAGCAGTGCTACCAGAAACTGATCGGGGATAGCGCGATCTATGACGGTGACAAGCTGTTCTGCAAAAAGCATTCCAATCTGCTTGCAAAAGGGACGGGCATTACGAGGGAGGCTGTGCAGGGCATGATCATGGCGCTTACGAACCAGAAAGATGAGTTTGGAGAGGTTTGCCTGATCCGGCCGGCGGCACTGATTGTACCCAGTGGTTATAAATTTGACATGTACACCATGTTTTACAGCCCGACGATTAACACCGCCGGTAACACACAGGCGGTAAACCCGCTGTATCAGTATAGGGAAAGCATTGAGGTAATCGAAGATCCCACGATCAACGCCTTGTGCGGAGGATTCGGCAATGTAATGCCGTGGTGGCTGGTCGGTGAAAAAGAGGACACGGATTTTGTGGAGGTGGATTATCTGAACGGGCAGGATGTGCCCAACATCAGGCGGTCGGAAGTACCCGGAACGCTTGGGTTTGTGTGGGACATTTATCTTGACTGGGCTGTGAATGTGATGGACTACCGCGGAGCGATCAAAAATCCGGGTGTGGCGGTGAACATGACGGTTGAGCTTGCGTAAGGAGGAATGCGGGATGAAAGCAAAATATTGGCACAGGGGAGAAGCCCTTGATTATGTGAATGCGACAGAGAATAAGATCGAGGCGGGAGACGTCCTGACAATGGGCAGCAGGATCGGCGTAGCGGGGACGGATATTGAGCCGGGCGGGTTAGGATCGGTTCATGTGTCGGGCGTGTACGAGTTCACGAAGAAAGATAAGGTAGCACTGGCTGTCGGCACGGTGGTGTATCTTTCCGCAGATGGCATTACGACAACGAAGACGGATAACACGCTGGCAGGATATGTGGCGGCGGAATCCCCGGCGGAAAGCGGGACCGTATGGGTAAAGATCAACGCGTGAAGACTTTTAAGGATGTCCTCAGAAGTGATATCAAAAGTGTGTTCCTCAACTTTGAGGAGTTCGGGGAAGAGCATGAGATCAACGGTGAAACGGTTCTGATCATCATTGATGAGAATGAACTGACGGAGAGGGAAAAGAGAATCCGGCGGGGCATAGATGCGGAGCTGCATAAAAAGCAGCTTCTCTTTTATGTCGCAGCTGAGGACTTTGGTCCTCTTCCGTCGCCCGGCAGACTTCTGGATCTGGACGGGAAAAAATATGAAATCACAGAGGCAGACAACGAGGACGGGATATACTCGATCAATCTGGAGGCGAAAAGGTCATGATAATTGAGATTGAGCCTTATCCGGCGGCGGTAAGCGCGATTGAAAAAAGGCTGGCGGAACTTGGCAAAGAGGACAGAATGCAGGATGTCTTAAAGAAAGCGGTTAATGAAGTGGCTGGACTAGCAAAAGACAGGATATATGAAGAGGTCCATGACACCTATACGCTCAAAGGATTTAAAAAAGCAGACATTAAAAAGAAAAATAGTACGGTCAGGAATATTGGTGCGACACTCACTGTAAGGGGAGAGCCTCTTGGAGTTGGAAAATATTATCAACACCGAAAAGGCAGTAAAAGAAACGGTGCTAGGGTAAAAATCCTGAGAGCGTCTATGCTGCAGGAACTTGAAGTGCAAAATGGGCAGAGCGTGTACAAAGCATTCATGGCGAAGATGAAAAGCGGTCATGAAGGTGTTTTTCAGCGAGTTCCAGGAAAGTATATGAAGAAACATATGCCGGGGAGAAACACAAAAGGCCGCGAAGCAATCAAGGAAATCGTGTCATTGTCTAAAGCAAAAGCAGCAGAGATGGTTTATGAAAGGGAAGGGATGTACACGGAACTGCAGGAAGAACTTACCTTTCGACTGCATAAGCACATGAATGCGGTGATAGGAGGATCAACATGACGGTGCTGCAGTTACAGAAGGATCTGGCAGAGGAAATTGAGAAAATACTCGCCAACATGCGCTTTAAGGATCCGGCGGGAAAGATGGCGCCGATGCGGGCGTACTGTCAAGACATTCCGAAACGGCGGCAGACAATCAGGAAGGGAGCGCTCATGCCGGAGGAAGAAGAAACGGAGGAGGATCCCTATCCGTTTTGTATCGTAAAAGCTGAATCGGGTGGAATGTTCAGCGGGGCGCAGAGCGTTTCCGTGATGCTGATTCTTGCGGTATTCAATGATGAGGAGCAGAATCAGGGGCAGCAGGAGTTGTTAAATGCGATGCACAAAATCGCAGAGCGTTTTATCAGGGATCCCGTCCTGCAGGGAAAGCACAGGCTGGATCAGGAAGCTGGGATAGGGTGGCTTTTGGATGATGAGGACAGGTATCCATACTTCGCGGGAGGCATGACAATGAAGTGGGAGACATTTTTTGTGGAAAAGGAGGACAGATATGTCTGAGAAAAAGAGTGTTGCGACGTCGCAACGGGAAGAGACGGCAAAGAAGCAGGCAGAACGGCAGGAGAAGGCTGTGATCTGGTTAGGCCCTGCCGTTGCAGGAATGGCAATGACGGGTACAGTATACAGAAACGGGCTGACGCCGCAGATGCAGCGGCTGGTAACCGAGTTGCCTGCAGCCAAAAAGCTGCTGGTGGGGACGAAGGACGCAGCGCGGGTGAGAAGGGCGCTGACTGATCAGCAGTCTGCGGAAAGCGTATGTTATAAGCGGGCATTGGAATATGCCGGGAAAGGAGCACAAGCATGAGCGACAAATATTATCGCGGGGTACGCGTTGTTGAGGAGGGGACAGACACGGCGGAGCCGGTCAGCAGTTCAGGCCTCCAGGTGGTAATCGGCACCGCGCCGGTCAATCTGGCAGAGAATCCTGACGCAGTGGTAAATGTCCCGGTTTTATGCATGAGCATTACTGAGGCGAAAAGAAAACTCGGCTACAGCGAGGATTTCTCGGCATATACGCTGTGCCAGTCTATGTATGCCAGTTTTATTGCTTATCAGGTGGCGCCGGTTGTATTTATTAATGTGCTGGATCCCCAAAAGCACAGGAAAGATAATGGGGTGAAAGAGTACAGCGTTGTAAACAGCCAGGCTGTGGCAGACGATCTGACGGGCGTGCTGAAAGACAGCGTCAGGGTAAATGCAGGAGAGACTACGCTGGAGAACGATGTGGATTATGTGCTGTCATTCAACGAGAAGGGACAGCTGGTAATTACATTGTTGTCTGAGCAGACGGAGACGCTGACGGGCGTGACGGTGGAATCTGCCAGCATTGACCCGTCCAAGGTGACGGCAGAGGACGTCATTGGCGGTTATGATGTGAAGACGGGAAAAGAGAGCGGATTAGAAGCGATCAGGCAGGTTTATCCCCGGACAGGGATGGTACCGGCGTTCCTGCTTGCACCCGGATGGAGCCACGACCCGGAAGTAGGGGCTGTCATGCTGGCAAAGAGCAGATATATCAACGGCGTATTCAAGGCGGAGTGCCTGCTTGATCTGCCGACGGAAGATACTAGGCTGTATACGGATGTCCCGAAAGTGAAGGAGGAGACAGGCTATCAGGATGAGCAGGGAATCGTGCTGTGGCCCATGGTGGAGGCAGCAGGAAAGCGGCTGTATTACTCCGCCATGTTCGGGGCGATGGCGGCGCATACGGATGCTTCCAACGACAATGTTCCCAGCCTGTATCTGTCAAATAAGCTACTGGCAGTGGATAAAGCGGTGCTTGCAGACGGGACAGAGATATTTATGGACAGGGAGCAGGCAAACACCTTAAGCGGGGTCGGCGTGGTGACGCTGATAAGCGAGGGAAACTGGCGGTCGTGGGGCAACAACACATCCATTTACCCGGAGGGGACAGACATGAAGGACAGATGGATCGCGTGCAGGAGGATGTTCTCGTGGATGGCTAACAGCCTGATCACGATATACAGCGAGAAGGTGGACAGCCCGGCAAACTTCCGGCTGATCGAGAGCATCGTTGACTCTGAGAATATCCGTCTGAACAGTTACATATCCGCCGGGAAACTGGCGGGCGGCAGGATTGAGTACAATGAGGAAGAGAACAGCGTGGAGAATGTGCTGACAGGACAGGTGATCTTCCATATCTATATGGCGGCCTTTACGCCGGCGGAGGATATCGTGTTCATCCTTAAGTTCGATCCTGAGCTTCTGAAAGACAGCTTATCGGCGACAGGAGGTGCGGCATAATGATAGAGACAAATAACAGCGGGATCGTATTCCCGGAGGTAATCAATAATTTCAGGGTCTACAATGATGCGAACAGGATCATGGGCACGACGGCGGAGGTCAATATCGCAGAACTGCAGGCAATGACGGCAGCAGTGTCCGGTGCTGGAATTCTTGGGGAGTATAATACATCAGTAGTGGGCATGTTTCAGAGCATGTCGCAGGAAATCCCGTTCAGGATGATTGACAGGGATTTCTTTACCATGTTAAACACCGGCGAACAGTCAAAGGTGGTGCTCCGCTCTTCCGTCCAGCAGCGGAACCGCGAGACAGGCGGGACAATCAGCACGTCCGCGATGCGTTTTGTATTCCGGGGACACCCGACGGCTGCCAAGTTCGGGACGGTAAAGATCGGGGATCTGATGAATGCCTCGATTACACTGGAACTGACCTATCTTCTGGCGGAGATCGACGGCGAGACGATGCTGGAGCTGGATAAGCTGAACAGCGTGTACAAGGTAGCCGGGAAGGATTTGCTCAAGGATATCATGAAGCAGTGTTAAAGGGAAAAACAACAGGAAGGAAAGGACAGGTGCAGAAAATGGATAAGATGGAAAAAGAGCAGGCAGATGTGGCAGTGGTAGAGAAAGCGGAGGTCATGGGCGGCGAAGTGGAAGATTTCTGGGTGATTCCGTTAAAAAAGCCGGTCAGGTTTGAGGGCGAAACTTATGACAGGATCGACCTGACAGGGCTGCACGAGATCAAAGCGGCGGATATGGTGGCAATCAACAGAAGAATGTCCCGCAGCGGGAATGTGGATGCCACGCAGGAGCTTACGCTGGAGTATGCGCTGAATATGGCAAACCTTGCGACAGGGCTCCCGTTGGAGTTTTTTGACCAGTTGCCGCCCTATGCGGCGATGGCGGTAAAAGGACGCGTGACAAGTTTTTTATTCAGGCAGGAATAAAGCCAGAAGATGCGCCGGGGATGCGGCGGCTCTGCTTGCAGATGACCGCCGCAGGATACGGCAGTCTGGAATATTTTATGTCATTACCGATTGATGAACTGATGGAGATCGCGAAGGAGGTGATCCGGATTGCCAAAGAGCAAAGAGTACGAACTGGCGATAAAAATCGCAGGAGAAGTTGAAAAGTCGTTTTATGAAAGCACAAAGCTGACTAAGAAAGAGCTGCGTGATATTGCGAAGCAGGCGGCAAAGTCTGCAGAACTGGCAAACGGCACATACGGCTCCATGGGGCAGAAGATAAGCCGGGGGCTGAAAGATGCCGAGCCCGCCTTTTCTGGGTTGGAGAAGGCGGCAAAGGCATCTTTTAAAAGCATTGAGCTTATGGCAGGTATGGCGGGTGCGGGGATATCTGCCGGGCTGATTGGTTCCATTCATGTGGGATCAGAGTTTGAGTCTGCCTTTGCTGGCGTAAAAAAGACAGTAAATGCGACAAGTGAAGAGCTGGCGCAGATGCGGGCTGATTTAAGGAGGATGGCAAAAGAAGAAATTCCAATGACGGCGGCGGAATTGTCGGCAATCGCGGAATCAGGCGGTCAGCTTGGCATCCGCAACGAAAATATCATTGAATTTTCGGCAACGATGGCAAACATGGATGTGGCTACGAACCTGACCAGCGACGAGGCGGCGACAGAGTTTGCACAGTTTGCAAACATTGTAAATATGCAGCAGGATAAATTTGATGAACTTGGAAGCACAGTGGTAGAGCTGGGAAATAACATGGCGACTACCGAGTCGGATATCGTGTCGATGGGAATGAGGATTGCGGCAGCGGGCAATCAGGTAAAATTGTCAGAGCCGGACATCATGGCTTATTCTGCGGCATTATCATCGGTAGGAATCGAGGCAGAGGCGGGCGGTACAGCATTTTCAAAAATGCTAACAAAGCTGCAGATGGCGGTGGAAACAGGAGAAGGCTTGAAAAACTATGCAAAAGTGGCAGGCATGACGGGAAGTGAGTTTAAGAAGGCTTTTACAGAAGATGCCACTACAGCTATTAATGCTTTCCTTTCCGGGCTTGGTGATACAGAGAGAAACGGGAAGAGCGCAATCGCGGTTCTGGATGAGATGGGGCTGACAGAAGTGAGACTGAGAGATACCCTGCTGCGGGCATCTAATGCCAGCGGCATGTTTGAAGATGCTTTGGAGATGGCGTCAGACGCATGGGAGGAGAACACGGCATTGACAAAGGAGGCTGAACAGCGGTACAAGACGCTGGAAAGCCAGACGCAGATGACAAAGAATAAGATCACTGATCTGGGAATCAGTGTTTATGATGACTTGAGACCGGGGCTGACAGAGGGGATCGGTCTGGTTAATGAGTTTATAGACAGCATGGCAGGAAATGAAGATGCAATCGGGGATATGATAGAGTCTGCAACAAAGAAACTGCCCACCATGGTACGGAAGACGAAGGAAGCAGGCGAAGCAATCGGCGATTTTGCGGAGCCTTTTCTGGCTGTGGGAGGGTGGCTTGCTGACAATCCGGGTGTGATTACCGGGGCAATCGCAGGGATCGGGTCAGCTCTTACGGCATACAAGGTAGCTTTCGGCGTGTCCGCGCTGGTGAGTGCCCTCGGGGCATTGAATCCTGTTGGGATGGCAATTATGGGGCTTGGCGCGGTGGCGGGTGTGATTACCGGGATCGGGACGGCAGTAAAAAAAGCGTCCAACGAGGCAAAAAGGGCGAACCTGGACGCCCATTTCGGAAAGATAACACTTTCACTTGAAGATTTGCAGGAAACGGCATCGCACATCGTGCAGAGCAAGGAGCTGGATATGATCCGCGAGTCCGTTCTGGCAATGGACGAGGCGGAGGGAATCGCGGATGATATCAAGTCCACGACGGACGCCCTCAATAAAATGAACTGGAAGATTTCCATGGGCATGGAGCTCGGGGAGGCAGAGCAGGAGGAGTATAGGAGCCAGGTCGAGGGTTATATAGCATCCACGCAGGAGTATCTGACGCAGAAACAGTATGCGGTCAATATTGCCGTGGGCGTGCTGACGGATGACGATCTGGAAGGCAATAATATTGTCACAAAGGTTAACCAATTTTACGCCACGAAGCAGAATGAGCTGCAGCAGCTAGGGACAGATTTAAACAATCTGATAACAGAAGCGTTTAATGACGGACTTCTGGATATTGATGAGGTGGAAAAGATTACACAGCTGCAGAGCCAGATGGCGGAAATTCAGAACGCACTGGCGGGAGCGGAGTATGACGCGAATCTGGAACTGATGAAGTCCGAGTATCTGACGGGCGGGGCTCTTGACGCAGACAGTTTTATGAATATGCAGGCGGAGCTGGCAGAACAGACAGCGGCAGCAGGCGAAGAGTATAGAAAGTCCTTTGTTATGGCGGCATCCAATGCGGGGATCATGCTTCGGGACGGGACGGTTGACCAGACAGAGTACGACAGGATGATGGATGAGTTCCAGACAAATTATCTGGAGCAGATCGGAGAAATACAGGCAAAGGTAGCCGATTTCCAGAATCAGGTGATTAGAGAACAATATGCGGATGAGATCGGCGGGATTGATCTGAATGGTAAGATCAGAGAACAGATGGGATTGTCTCTTGACAATATAGGAGCGACAGGGAATAGCGCGTTAAACTGGGATGCGGATCTGATCTACAAAGGAATGGATATTGGACTGGAGCGATCTGACAAAGCAGCATTGTCAGAACTATGGGAAGAGATGCAGCCACAGTTTGCGCAGCAACAGGAAACCGTCAGGCAGTTCCGCGAAGCCGGAAAGGCGGTGCCGGAGTCAATCAGACAAGGAATGCTTGATTCGGCGGCGATCGGTGCGCTGGTCGGAGATCAGGAAGCGATATATGCTATGATGGGGGAAGAGGCAAGGAATAACCCGGAGTATCAGGCAATGCTGGAAGACTTGCAGGAGCAGGGCACCTATATCCCGGAGCAGATAGCGGCGGGTATCAGGGAAAATAAGCTGGTTGTGCAGAATGCAGTGATGGAAGCGTGCAACGTGGGACTCACGCAGGGACTTGATGCGGTGGGGCTTGGCGTGAAACTGCCGGGCATAAAGACAGCAGGATATGCCGCAAGCCCGGGAGCAGACATGCCGGGTCATGCGGACGGCGGCATTTTTACGGTACCGCATATAGCGAGGTTCGCTGAGGACGGTCCAGAGGCAGCAATTCCGCTGGATGGATCCCAGAATGCGATTGATCTGTGGGTAAAAACAGGGGAACTTCTGGGAATGGATGGTCTTTCCGGGGGCGCGGAGCCTTTAGCGGCATCTGTTGAAGAGGCGGCATACGCAGGATCGGGAGACGTCGTGATTCAGGTGGATAACAGCCGCACGATACAGTTTAACGGCGGCGCGCCGTCAAAGGACGAAATAGAGGATATTCTGGACGACGAGAACGAGAAGTTCGCGCGGCTGATGGAGACATATCTGAAAAATAACCGGCGGGTCAGTTTCTCGTAAAGATGGCATGATTTTGCATTACTACATGTAGTATTATAGTAGCATGATATAGTGAGGCAGGGGACAATGCATAGAAAGCATTAGAGCAATCTGGTGTTTTTTGTTTGCAGGGAAAGGCGGAGGGATGAAATTAATTGAATATAGGGGAGCACTTCTGTCAGGGTAAGTTCCTAACCTCCCCATGTTACCGATCAGGGCGTTGCGAAAGGCGGCGCCTTTTTGGATGCAGGAAATTAGAGAGCTATCAAAGGAGGAATAGTATTATGTTAGTGGAGACAAAGAAACTGAACAAAAAAGAGATCAATGTTGTCACGAGTCTTGATGTGGCGGCAACATTTGAGAAAGAACATTATCATGTTATAGAGGATATTCGGGAGATACAGTCAAAAATCAGTACCCCCGAATTTTCGGGGCTATTCTATGAAGATAATTACAAGGCGTCTAATGGTAAGAAAAACCCGATGTATTATATGAATCGGGATGGTTTTACGCTTCTTGTTATGGGGTACACTGGTGAGAAAGCCATGAGATTTAAGCTGGCATATATCAATCAGTTTAACCAGATGGAGGAACTTCTTAAAGGCAAACTGATTGAGCGTGAAAAGGGAATTGCAGTCCGGCAGTCGCTTACAAAGGCGATTCAGCAGTCGGGAGAGAACGAGCGTACCCACGGACACGCTTATTCTCTTTATACAGATTTGATTTATAAAGCGGTATTCGGAAAGAGCGCCAAGCAGTTACGGGAAGAATACGGCATAACCAAACAGGACAATCTGCGGGACTTATTTGCGCAGGAGGAACTTGCGAAGGTTCAGTCTGTCGAAATGGTTGTGAGTGGTCTGGTGGATTGCGGATGGGGTTATGAAGATGTGAAAGACTTCATCACAAACGGAACGAAGAAACTGATTGCCGCATAGGGGAGAAGTTACAACATAAAAAAATTCCTCTTGACTTTTGCACAAACATATATTACAATATATGCACAAACAAAAGTTGGGAGGTGGTATGGTGTCGCCTAGAACGGGCAGACCGACAACGGACCCTAAAAATAATTGGACGGGTTTCAGATTGTCGGATAATGACATTGAAAAGCTGAACTATTGCGTAAAGGAAACGGGCATGAGTAAGGCTGAAATTGTCAGAAAAGGAATTGATATGGTTTATCGAGAGATAACAAAAGAATAAAAGCAGCCGGTCAACTTGGAGGAAGACGACTACTTTTATCACTCACAACACACCGAAGTGGTTGATAGATATATTGTATCTCCCTTTGGTGTAGTTGTCAAACATCGAAAGGAGATTTTGTTATGGAAAAAATTAAAAGGTACATTGAGAATTTCCAGAAGCGGCATAAGGAAAATGTTAGATTTTCCATGAACTTGAACGAACTTTTCGACGCTGTTCATTTGGTAGAAGAAGGAGAAGCTGCAAAAGTAATTGCTAATATATTCAGCTATGGTTATGCGAAGGGTTACCGGGCGGCACAGGCGGAAATGAAGCAAGGTGGTGCGGCATAAAACGATTTTAAATAGTAAGGCAAAAAGAACGCTTGATAACAGGCGTTCTTTTTATGTATAAGACAAGAAGGGCGAACACATGTACAAGACAAAGCAGGGTGAGTGCTGGGACGAGGTGGCAAAAAAGGTCTACGGAAGCGAGAAGTACACGGGATATCTGATGCAGAATAACCTTCCGCTTCTAGACATAGCGGTATTTTCTGCGGGAACGGTGGTTAATACACCTGATCTGCCAGCAGACGAAACAGATATTCCCATATGGAGGAGACAGGGATGAGCAAGGCGAGACGGGCGTCAGTCAGCGTTAACTATGAACATGTGAATATTACGGATGAGATAGCGGGCAGCATCAAGTCGCTTACCTATACGGACGTGGCATCCGGGGAATCGGATGAATTATCCCTGTCGCTGCAGGACCGTGACAGGATGTGGATGGGGAGCTGGGCGCCGCGGAAAGGGGATCATATAAGTGCAACGGCAGCCTTTCACGACTGGGATGGGGAAGGTGACAGCTGGAGCATTTACTGCGGTTCCTTTGAGGTGGACGACATTTCCATGTCAGGACCACCGCCCGCCTGCACGATCGGAGCAGTATCTATTCCGAGATCGACGGCTTTCAACGAGGAAGAACGGACAAAGAACTGGGAAGAGGTCACCGTGAAGGAGATCGCGGAGGAAATTGCGTCCAGAGCAGGGATATCATTATACTACGAGGCAGAGGATATCCCGGTGCGATCAATGGAGCAGGACCGCCAGACGGATTGCAAGTTTTTGTATGCAGTATGCGAAAAATACGGGCTGGCAATGAAGGTGTTTGCTGAAAAGATCGTCATATTTGACGAGGTAGCCTATGAAACAGCACCGCCCGTTGCAGAATTGAAGTATGAAGACTTTGCCGCAGGGTACCAGTATAAATCCACGCTGGAGGGAACATACACAGGGGCAAAGATTGCTTATTCTGATCCAGGAACCGGCGAAGACCACATTGTTACCGTGGGCGGGGGTGACAGGATCAAAGAGATCAACGAGGAGGCGGATAGTGCCGCGGACGCACAGAGGAAGGCGGTTGCGGCATTAAACAACGCAAATAAGAAGGACATAACATTTTCTGGTACCGTCAAGGCAAGAAGGGAGCTGCTTGCAAGCAGATGCATCCGCATTTCAGGTTTCGGGGTGCCGGACGGCATCTACTATCTGGACAAGGTAGTGACGAAAATAAGCGGAAACGGTGCGTCACGGCAGTCCATCGAAGCCCATAAGGTAGGATACAGGATGGACAATGCGGTTGTTCTGATAGATGAAATACCGGAAGAAACGGAAACGGGCGGCGGAGAGTACACAGTGGAGAAAGGCGATACGCTCTGGAAGATTGCAGAACAGACACTGGGGTCTCCTACCAGATACGCAGAAATTTATGACATAAACAAAGAAGTGATAGAGGAGACAGCCAGGGGACGGGGCAAAAGGGATTCAAGCAACGGACACTGGCTGTTTCCGGGTACGGCATTAAAGATTCCGGGAACGAAAGGAAGCGCGGGGAATGGCTGACAGTGAGATTAGGATAGGAAGAGTGTCATCGGTTGATTACGAGTCGGGAATGGTGCGGGTAACATACCGGGACAAGGACGATTCGGTGACAATAAATCTTCCGACAATGAATTTCAATGATGAATACCGGATGCCGGAGCCAGGGCAGGATGTGGTTGTGGCGCATTTGTCGAACGGAAGCAGCCGCGGCGTTCTCCTCGGGACAGTGTGGAACAAAAAGAACATACCGACAGAAACCGGAGAGAAACTTTACAGAAAGGATTTTTCAAGGGAAAAAGACGCGGCTTATGTAAAATACAGCGATGCGACGGGAGAATATCTGGTAAAGGCCGCAAATGTTCATATTAATGGCGTTAATAAGACGGTTCTTGATGGCCCGAACGTGGAGATTTTTGCAAACTTTTCTATAGCTGTACAGACAGAAAAAATGAATATCGATTTGTCATGTCTGGAAGTGACAGGCGGGGAAGAGGACAAGATATCGGCAAGCATAAAGACGGATGTCACGATGGAGCAGGAAGAAAACGAGCTTGAGGCAGTTATATTGAAAGCATTCTTTAAGTTTGTGGAAGATATAAGGGTGCAGGCAGGAACATGCGTGGAGGTCAGGGCAGAAGAGTCCGTCACAATAAGAGCGGGCACAGATATGAATATATCGGGGAGAACAAGCAGGCTGTCGGGGGAGAACGCGGTAACCATATCGTCTGGGGGCACACTTAGGTTCTCCGACGGACAGCACAGCATCACTCTTGCAGAGATCATAGAGAGGCTGGGTGAATAAACATGGGGATGGTTGGAAACTTTGGCAGCAGGATTGTTTTTGAGACATCTGACCAGAAGATACTGACTTTTTCGGGAATGACACAGAAAGTATCTGGCAAATACGCGAAGCACAGCGTGATCGGGCAGAAGGACAGACCGGAGTTTACGGGACCGGGCAGCAGGAGCGTCAGCTTTAAGATCATGCTGGATGTTATGCTCGGCATCAGACCAAGGGAAGTCATGGACAGGATCGAGGAGGCAGCAGAAAACGGGGAGACGGAATATCTGGTCATAGGCGGCCGCCCAGTGAGCGGAAATAAGTTTTATATATCGTCAGTATCGGAGGCGTTTGATGTGGTGATGAGCCACGGAGAGATAGCCAGGGCGACGCTGAATATCAGCATGGAGGAATACTTGTGATCAACATACAGGCGGCAGTTATCAGGATAAACGGGATAAGGGAGAGTGAAGCGGAGAATATCAGGAGGTGCCTTACTACATTGTACTCTGTGCGGGAGGGTGAACAGCCGCTTGACAGGGATTTCGGACTTGCGCAGGACTTTCTTGACCAACCGATACCCATTGCGAAAAACATACTGGCATTGGAAGTGATTGAGAAAACCCGGCGCTATGAAAAGAGGGTAAAAGTAGAGCAGGTGGAATATGCTGCGGGCGAAGGGGGACAGTTGATCCCGGTTATATATTTAAAAAGGAGTGATGACGCGTGGAAATGAAGACGGTACTGGAGTACCCGGACGTGAGCTTTATTGAGAACATGTCTATAGAAGACATGTTGGATTTTTATATAGGGGAAATGCAGAAAAAATACAGGGAACTGACGGGCAGGGATCTGGTTCTGCATGAAGCTGACCCGGTCAGGCTGATGGCATATACAAACTGCCTTCTGATCTATCAGATTGCCCAGTATGCTGACCGCGCGGGGAAAATGGCTTTGTTGAAATACAGTTACGGTGATTACCTTGAGAATATCGGTGCTTTAAAGGGAATAGCGAGAAATCCGGGAGCGACGGCGAAAGTAAGGCTTCGTTTCACACTGTCATCAAAACGTCCAGGGGCAACGGCCATCAGGGAGGGCATCAGGGTTACCGCTTCGGACGGTGTATATTTTAAAACGTTAGATATGCTGGAAATTCCGGCGGGGCAGCTTTTCGGAGAAGTAAATGCAGAGTGTCGCGAAATTGGGATAAAAGGGAATGGATATGGGATCGGCGCGATCAAGACATTAGTAGACCCGGTCGCGTATGTGGAAAAAGTTGAGAACATCACAGTCTCTGAGGGCGGGGCGGATTTAGAATCGGATGAGAATCTTGCGGAGAGAATTTTCCTTGCGCCGGCTTCCTGGTCTACGGCAGGGCCGGACGATGCTTACAGATACTGGGTAAGAACATTCAATCCGGCCATAACTGATGTGATGGTAGGATCGGATATTCCGGGGGAAGTGGATATTTTCTTTATACTGCAGGATGGACAGCTGCCGGAGGAAACGATGATTGCAGAGTTAGAGCAGTATCTGAAAAATGAAGAGGTACGTCCGCTCACCGATCAGGTGATTGTCCGGGCACCGGAAATTCAGGAATATGAGATTGACCTGACATACTACATAAACAAAAGCGACCGGGCGAGGGCATCCGCGATCAATGACCAGGTACAGGAGGCAGCACAGAAATATATCACATGGCAGAGGGAAAGGATCGGAAGGGATATTAATCCGGATCAGCTCAGAAAGATGCTTTTACTTGCAGGAGCAAAACGTCTGGAGATCAGGGAACCGCAGTTTTCCGCCATAACGCAGGCAGGCATTGCCCTGCCCGTGGGAGAAATACGGGTCTTATACGGAGGAATCGAGGATGATTAAGATAAGCGGATGTGAGCCGATCGGACTCATGCCGGAGGCTTTGCGCGGGGACGCACAGATTAAGGCAATGAGTTATGCGCTGGGGGAGACAGCGAGGATGCTTTTGGGGAAAATAGACCCGGTGGCAGTATATGCTGGGGTCGATATCCTGCCGGAGCAGATCGTGGATCTGCTGGCAGTAGAATTTCGGGCGCAGTATTACGATACATCCCTGCCGGTTCTGGAAAAAAGGAAAGCGGTAAAAAAAGCGCTGCTCTGGCATTGCAGGGCGGGAACCGTGTCTGCCGTCAGGGAATTGACAGATCTGGTGTGGAGAAGCGACTCCGCACGGGTGCAGGAATGGTTTGAGTATGGAGCAGCGCCATATCTGTTCAGGGTTCTTCTTGAGACAGATATGCGGATAGAGGAGGAGCAGATCGAAGACTTTCTTGCGGCGCTGTGGAAAGTGAAGAACACAAGATCGCATCTGGAATCAATCACATTCAGGAGAAAGATCAGTCAGACGCTGTATGTTGGGGTGGCAGTGAAGAACAGCGGGCACATCATCATATCCGATGTCTGGCATGATAAATACGAAATAAAGAAGGAGGTTTATCACGGCACAGCGGTGTCAAACGTACAGAGAATAAGGATAAGGGAGGGATAAGCAAACATGGCAGAGTTTTACGCAGCGGTCACGACAGATGCAGGGCTTGCTTTATCAGCGGATATTCTCACAGGAGAGCAGATAGTTTTCACGAAGCTGGTTACAGGTAGCGGCGTTTATGATGAGCAGGAAATGACAAGACCGATGCTGCAGAAAGCATGGCAGATCAGGGAACCGAAACAGCAGTTTGAATTTAGCAGAATCGAGAAGGCAACGGATAACTGCATTCTGCTGAAAACGCTGATGTCAAACGTTAGCCTGACAGAAGGCTACAGGATGACAGAGATTGGTATCTATGCTAAAAAGAAGGGAGAGGAGGGAGAGGGAATCCTGTATTCCATTTCCGTGGCAAAGGAGCCGGACTTTTTTCCGTGTTATAACGGGCTTGCAGCCGTGGAGATTATTGAGGAGTATTATATCACGGTATCTGATGCGGCATATGTATCATTGCAGACAAGCAGCAGCGCGGCGGTGCTTAAAGAAGATCTGGAAAAGTTGAAAGCGGAGATTCAGGCGGAACTTAATCAAAAGATAGAAGATCTCAAGAAGCAGATCGGGGATCTGTCTGAGCTGCTTACGGAGAATAAAGGCTGTCTTGTGGATGCGATCAATGAGATAGCGGCAGTCATCAGACCGCTGGTTGCGTATGGATGGGCAACAGATCAGGATATTGATGATATTATCGAAGAAATCTATGTGGAGGATCCGGACTGGGTAGGAGTGATTGATATCGCAACTGACAGCGTGATCGAAGAAATCATCAATGGAACATATGAGGATGAATATGAAGAGGAGAGCGAAAATGTAGTATCCGACGAGGATATCGACGCGATCATAGCAGGCACATATGTTGGTGAAGAAGAGGAATCGGCTGACAGTATAAATAAAGAGGTAGACAATATTATTAGAAATTCGTTTAAAGGAAAGGAAGCATAAGCAATGGGAGTCATACATACATCACACTTAGAGCGCTTTGCGAAAGGATTTGAACAGAAAATAACGAATCTTTTTGCAAAGAAAACTGAAATTCCGACAACGCTTCCGGCGAATGGCGGTAATGCGGCTACTGTAAATGGGCATACAGTTGCCGCGAATGTACCGGCCGGGGCAAAATTTACAGATACTAATACGACGTACAGTCCAATGACGGGGGCAACTGCGGCAGCATCCGGCACACAGGGATTGGTTCCGGCACCGGGGAAGGGGAAGCAAAATTCTTTTCTCAGGGGTGATGGAACATGGGCAGAAATGACCGAAGCGACAGATGCAGATATTGATCAGATTATCGCGGGAACATTCAACGGATAGGAGGGCTTTTATAATGAAAATGATATCGGCAAACAAGTTGAACAGACTCTGGAAGAACGGAGTCGTTGCTAAAATGGTGGCAAAGACGAGGGTTTTGAAAACAAAAGAGGAAATATTAGCAAATACCAACGCAGAGAATGTGGCTGGGGCGGCAACGGTTAAGGAGTTAATTAATAAAATGGCGGCACAACCGAATTGGATCATAGATCAATCAACAGGCAAAATCGCAGGCTATAAAACTCCGGGAGGTGCAGATACAGTGTTCCCTTTTAGCAGCACTTCGACAGCATTATTTGTTGGAAAGGTAACAGTCACAGGCAGAAATGGAGCAAAAAAAACGGGATCAATAAACGTGGTCGGCTGTACAGGATTTACAAAGAAATCAGATACACAGCTTATTTGTAACGCAAGCGGATCGTACAATATTTATTCTACGATAAAGAAAAGCAACGATCACAAGAACTATGTCGGCAAGCTTTCCTTGAAGGTCAATAATGCTGCGGCTGTAAGCTATTCGTGCGGTGGAAGCGGTAGGAGCTATGCGTTCGAACAAGTAACATTAAGTTTGGCGAAAGGTGACACGATTGAAGTTGAAGCATCAATCACCTCAAATAATACCGAAACCGCTACTGTAACAAATATGGTTCAATGCTGCATTTACAAGCCGGATTAAACCGGTGCAATTACTATATTGATACAGAAACAGTAGCAGGGAAATTGAATATGTAACTTATCAGATGGAGCCAAAAGGCTCTTATTTTTATCCGGAGAAAGGAGAAACTAATGTTACACCTTGTGTATGTAGGAGAAAAAGAAAAAAAGTATGCAGTTGACTTCACGCAGGTGAGTGAACATGTAATGCAGATAACCGGCGATTTTCCGATCAAAGGGAACGGGTTTATATTGTCACGTATAAATTGCGAGGATGAATGGGATTATACAGGATTCAGGACAATTTACAGGAACATCGAAGGAGGGGCACAGTTTTCTGACGATGACAGTGTGTATGTTGCGCCGCCGGAGCCGGAACCTGCGCCGGAGCCGGAACAATACGTTCCGACGCTGGAAGAAATAAAGGAAATGAAGCTGCAGGAGATTGCAATGGAATGCGAGCAGGCAATCTATTTCGGGGTTGATGTTGTCCTTCCGGGCGGGACAGAGCATTTCAGCCTGACGGAGAAAGATCAGATCAATCTCTTCGGTAAGCAGGCACAGATGGCGGCAGGAGCGGAGCGGTATGAGTATCATCAGGACGGACACCCGTGCAGATATTATGCAAAAGAAGAGATGCAGATGATCGTGGAGGCGGCGCTTGGGTATGTGACATACCACACAACATACTGTAATGCGCTTAACGTGTGGGTCAGGACGCTGGAAGATGCTGATACAGTCAATTCGGTTGTATACGGCTGTGAAATCCCGGCAAAGTATCAGAGCGAAGTACTGAGGGATATACTTGCACAGCGCGAAGCAGGGAACGGGGAGGAGTAGGCATGGAACTCCTATTGTTTCTGATCGGCGGTCGTGTGTATACGTGGATAGAGATACTTTGGAGAGGCTATACCCACTGGAGTATGTTTACTCTGGGCGGTGTCTGCTTCGTGCTTATGGGACTGCTAAACGAGTATAAGATCCCGTGGCACTGGTGTCTTTTGAGACAGGCGGTAGTGAGCGCGGTCATCATAACGGTGTTTGAGTTTTTCACAGGCTGCGTGGTTAATCTGTGGCTCGGCTGGGGTGTGTGGGACTACTCTGGTCTGCCATTTAACCTGTACGGCCAGATATGCTTATATTTTTCTCTGATTTGGATGCCACTGTCAGTAGTCGGAATCGTGCTTGATGACTGGATCAGGTATCTTATGTACTTATGGCTGCGCAAATACATTCCGTGGATGCAGGAGAGGGAACGGCCCCGTTACAGGATTGTGTAATGCGGGCAGGCGTTCTTTTTATATATATAAACTTAAAGGAAAGAAGGTGAAAAATATGGATTTTTGGGCATTTGTCCTTGCCTTGGGGATCCCGTCTGGAATCACAGCATTTTGCTTCGGGATTTTGGAGCGGAAGTTAGATAAGCGGGAAAAAAGACGGGAAGAGAAAGAGAAGATCAGAGAGAAGCAGGAGCTTCTCGTAGTGAAAAGCATTGGGGCGGCACTTTCGCTCAGTGAGGCTACGGCGGAGGCGGTGGCAAGAATCCCGGATGCACACTGCAATGGTGATATGCACGCGGCACTGGAATATGCCAGAAAGATAAAACACGAGCAGAAAGATTTCTTGACGCAGCAGAGTATCGAAGCGATATTTTAACCGATGGAGGTGAGGAAAACGGGAAGAGAACGGGATAGACCCATTTACAAAGTATGCCGTGAGTGTACATATTATAAAAACTACTTAAAGACAAAGAGAAAGAAGAGAGCGGGTGGTTTCTTCTTTAAATGTCTGGTAAGCCTGGTCGTCTTACATGGAATGGTCTGCGTATCTATGTCTTACATTCTGGCATGGATGGAACATTCCCAGGTAGTGGAAAGCGTAAGTTCTACGATCATTACCGAGATTGTCGCACCAATCGTCGTGTATGGTGCGACAAAGACGATCGAGAATATTTTCGAGAAAAACAGGCTCAAATTTAGTGAACCAATAGGAGCAGTTGCACCGGTGCAACCGGTAGAAATGGAGGAAGAATTATGACAGTAACAGCATTTTTAATTATTTTGGCATCTAGTGCGGCGATTACTTCACTGTTAACGGAAGGAATTAAGAAATTTTTGGATGAGCAGAAGGTTACATATGCATCGAACATTCTCGTTCTTGCCATTGCGGTCATTGTTGGCTGCGGGGCGACAGTAATCTACTACGTCAATTGTCAGATTCCTTTTACGGCTTTGAATAGCGTATACCTCGCGCTGATGGGGATTGCGAACTGGCTCGGGGCAACACTGGGATATGATAAAGTGCGGCAGACGATCGCGCAGATCGGGGCAAAGGAGGGTTGAGGTATGAAAATAAGTCAGAAAGGCATAGACTTGATCAAAAAATTCGAGGGGTGCCAGCTCGATTCATACAAGTGCTCGGCAGGCAAGTGGACGATCGGTTATGGACACACGGCAGGGGTCACGGCAGGGCAGAAGATATCACAGGCGCAGGCGGAAGCATATCTCCGCGCCGATCTGGAAAAGTTTGAGAAGCTGGTCGCGAAGTATGACAACGTATATCGCTGGACGCAGAATGAGTTTGATGCGCTGGTGTCATTTGCGTATAATACAGGCAGCATCGACAAGCTGACAGTGAACGGGAAACGGACAAAAGCGGAAGTCTCGGAGAAGATTCTCCTTTACGTCAAGGACGGAAACGGCAATGTTCTGCAGGGGCTCGTGAATCGGCGTAAAGCAGAGCAGGAGCTGTTTCTCAAGGCACCGTCCGCAGGGGAAGTGCCAGCGTCAAAGCCATCTGGAATATCAAAGGTCCTGATCGGAAGTGCGAGGCAGGACGAGAACGGGCGTTACGCTGGAGGAGCCGCCGGTGACCAGACAGGCAAGGAAGTTTCAACGCAGGAATTTTATAAGCATTCAAAAGGCTGGTATGTACTCCGGGCAAAGAGAGCGGAGGTGGCGGCGAAACTTGCCAGCGCCATGCAGGCGGCATGTGACAACCAGAATATTGGTTATGACCAGGGGCAGCGGCTCGATATCATCATCCAGCTCCGCAAGTATGGGTCGCTCGGCGGGATCACAGTAAAGACTGAGGCTGACTGCAGTTCCCTTGTCCGTGCGTGCTGTATCGAGGCGGGATTTGACCCGGGCAATTTCACGACCAGCGATGAGGTGGCAGCTCTGGCGGGGACAGGCTATTTTGAACCGAAGGCGTCCGTCGCATCAGCGGCGCAGCTCCGCGAGGGGGACATCCTTGTGACAAAAACAAAGGGTCATACGGTTATCGTTGTTTATACGGGCAGTTCAATGAGCAGGCAAACGATCAGGCGCGGAAGCAAAGGGGCAGACGTTCTCTATTTGCAGAAGCGGCTTGTCGCGAAGGGCTACTATATTGGGGAAATCGACAGTGATTTCGGCAAACAAACTGAGAATGCGGTCAAAGCATACCAGGACGAGCATGGGCTTGTAACTGATGGCATCGCAGGGGCTAAGACGTGGGCATCCATTGAAAAGTAGTATACATACGTAGTAAAAAAAGGGCGGTAGGTGTTATTCTACCGCCATTTTGATATAATATACTGTCAAAACATTGCGAATAACTGAAGTAAGTAATCTCCATTGATATCTGTTTCATCTCTGTCCAGTGTTCTTTTTCCGAATACTTTAAAATTGTTTTTTGTATAAAACGATAATAATTTTTCTTTATCTTCGCATTCAAGATACATAAATCTTCCGCCGATTTCGTTTTGGATATTACGGATTTTGTTAACTGCCAAGTGAAGTAAGTCGGCGCCAGAGATAAGGGTATCGTTTCCATCAGAATAGTTCTTGCCTAGTTGGGCGATCAGTGGGGCGGAAACCGTGTATTCTTGTTGGGTCTCATCATATACACCTTGATTTTTAAGTTTTTTCGCTTCTGTATTGCTCAGGACAGCTCTATCAACAGTGATAACTTTATATGTAATAGTATAATAGCCCACAAACTCCCTGTATTTTTTATCTTCAGTTTCCCAGAAAACTAAATGTGTTTTTGCAGTAGTTCTTTTTGAAAACTCAATAGCCTTATACTTTATAAAATTTTCGATGTCTTTATTTATCGGGCACGAAAAAGTGGAGAGAATGTTTTTTGTTTCATCCTCTCCTAGTTGGTCAAGCATATTACACAGATTCATTTCTACAAAATGTGTTTTGACAAACTTTTGTTCCATATCATATGTTTTTACCAAAGAATTCTTTGATTTTATCTCCTGTAAGTTCGTTACATTCCCTTGTCAGTGGTGCCGGCTTATACTTACTATTTTCTGCTTGGCTTAAAGCTGCAACAAATGTATGGGCAAGTTGTTTGTCTCTTATTTTTACGTCTTTTAGGATACTTTTAGTTGCCATACGTATCACCTCCAAATAATACATCGGCAAAATCTTGGATTTTCTTGTGTAACAAAATATAATATTATAT